CTCTAATATTTGTGCTTGATTTTTATTAATAGTCTCTGTTAGACTTACAATGTATTTAACCCCTGTAAATGTCCCCACTACAAGAGAGGCCACGACAGGCACCATCACTACATTTTTCTTCAACAGATCTACTATATTCATTAGACAAACCAGTTAATAATTTTTTGAAACCAATTAATAGTAGTTGGATGTATACAATCTCTACAACCACAACCTCCCTCTATAGGAAGACCTGGACATTTATCACCGCAATGACATTTATGTTCACACTCAATACAAATCATTTTTTCTCCTTAATATCATAAAACATTTTATCAGAATCTTCTGTTACCCAATCTCCACCTTCAGCATCCCAATAAGTATTTTGAACACTGTAATCAGGCCAATCATTATCTGTGGTATAACTGTTCACATGCCAAATAATTCTGTTATTTGGCTGCGCTGCATAATTACCATTTTTCAATGCTAATATGTGTGCACACTTGTGCTCTTGCGGAATTTCAGAATGTTCCGTATTTAGTATATTAGTCTCTGGATGAGCCCAGTCAACTGTAAAAAGATAATTTCCTTGATAAAATTTTTTATCTTTTCCTATGTATTTACCATTTATACCAGCCAACCAATCAAAACAATGAATACTAGGATAGTAACTAAAACTATTCCACAATTGGAGTTCATCCAATCGCATATCAGGCACCTGATCTCTTTCGTATTCTTTTTGAAAAAAAGCCGAGATAGGTAATCTCCAAAAGCATGCACCGTTGGGTAACATAATATTAAATAAGAGCGCACGACCTGAAATAGAGCTAAGACCAAAGATAACGCAGTCACTATACTTCCCTTGATTTTTTTTAAGATCATAAAGATACTCCTTCCGTATTTTACAATAAATCGGTGGTATGTTAGCATTTAAATAAGACATAGTACATTACTTTATTTCTCCCCAGTTAGGTCCAGATTCATAATCTACTTTATTAGGTACCTTCAAGTCAACTGCATTTTCCATTATATCTTTTATTTTTTTAGCTTGACTCTCTGATTCAATAGAAAAATCTAACTCATCATGTATTTGTATATGAGCTAAATGACCTTCTTTATATAAATCAACCATAGCTTTTTTAGTCATATCAGCTGCACTACCTTGAATTAATTTGTTTAATGCTTTGTAAGTAAATGCTCTTCTATGTCCATTTTTATACCAATAATTTTTCTTAGGTTTTCCATCTTTATCTTTAATAATATTATTATCATCATCTAATAAATCTGGACCCATTTCTTTTAATTCTAACATGGTTTCATGATCTTCCGCTGGAACAAAATGCCCCCAATCAGAACCTCTTAGTATAGGTTCATATTTAGGAAATCTACAACGTCTACCTAACAAAGTTTTTATTTTACCTTTTCTTTGGGCAGCATTCATAACTCCATTTGTTAATTGTTTTACAAATGGAACGTTATTATGATATTGAGAAAATAATTCGTCAGCTTTTTCCTTAGTCACACTTAATTCATTCATTAATTTTGCTTTACCCATACCATAAAATAGTCCAAGATTAATTGTTTTAGCTTGGCTCCTATCTATGTTAGCTAACTTAGCAACTAACTTATGAAAATCTGTTGATGGATCATTGTGATATGCTTCTGCAATTGTTTCTGCTGATTCATAATCAAATCGTATACCATAATGTGTAACTAATCTTGGTTCTTGTTGTGAGTAATCAAATGTACCCCACTTACACCCTTCTTCAGGTATAAACAAACTTCTAATTAATGGACCTGTTTCCGGATCCCTGGCTGGTATTTGCTGTAAGTTAGGATTAGAATAACTAAACCTTCCTGTAACTGTACCACCATCATCAGATCTAATTTGATTTATATCAGCATGTATTCTACCGTTATGTTCATGACTTAAAATAGTATCAATAAAAGTTGTACTAACCTTGTTTATTTTTCTAGCTTCTGCTATCATACGAACAACAGGATGATCATGATTAGAAATAAAATTTTTAGTAAATGAAGGGGAGCCAGTCTTTTCAGTCCGGCTATAAGATAGCTTCAGTTTTTCAAAAACTTGTGCAATTGATCTTGCAGCCCATATCTGAGTATCTACTCCTGTTTCTATTTTTATTTGTTGTAGTAAGTTTTGTTCTTTTACTGCCATTACTGTTTTCAATTGACTGGCTTTCTCGATATCTACCCGAACACCTAGGTGGCGCATATCAACTAAACAAGGAAACAGATCAGTCTCAAGATTAAATATATTTTGAAGATCATCTTCAATAATAATTTTCTTTAAATAATTCCATAACTCTAAAGTTAATGCTGCATCTTCCTCTGCATATCCACCCACCTCACTTGCAGGTAACTTCCACATTTCTGCTTTAGGATCTAAACCTCTTTCTTTAGCGGCTTTAGTAAGTAAAGACTCATTCTTACCTTTTTTTAAATAAACCCAACATAAAGAATTTAAAGAATATTGAAATCTATTTTCATCAATAATAGATGCTGCAATCATAGTATCTATTATTAGACCATTAATTTTAATTCCTAAATTTTTAATCCAACACACATCATACATAGCATTGTGAAATATTTTTGTAGCCGGTGATTCACATACATCCTTAAACCATCTTAATACTTTGTCTCTATCCATGTTTGGACCTTCACCATGTGCTATTGGAAAATAATTTTTATACCCATTTACAGCTACCGCTATACCAATAACTTCACCATTACCTATAATGGCCCCTGAACCCTGTTTCTTTAAACCAGGATCACGTGTCTCTAAGTCAATTGCAATCTCATCTGCTTTTCTTAAATCAGGAAATTCTGTAGGTGTTACCCATTCTGTAGTTGGCATTAACATTAATGTATCCTTCTATTTTTATTTTCAATTATTTCATTTTCTAATGAATCAAATTCTTCTGTTAATTCATCTGCCTCTTTAATTTCTTCTTGAATTTTAGTTTCTTTTCTTTTTTCAATTAATTTTTTTACATTTAAAAGAAGACCTTTTTCCCAAATGTAAAAATTTGGACCACGTTTTTTAAACCAAGATTTAGGAAACCATAATTCTAATAAAGAAGGAATATTTGCATCATAATTTCTATGATACGTTAAAAAATTATTTGCCTCAGAACTTTTACAAGAAATTATTTTAACTAAAACTGCTTTTTTAGTTTCTCTTAAAACTTTAAATTTTATTGCGCTATGATAATATAAATCATTCTCCATTATATTAACCCAAACATAAATATTGTTATAATTAACAAACCAAAAATTTCAGTATATGTATTCATTATTTCTTTCTCCCCATGTCTTTCAACTTTTTAATTTCTAATTCACAATAATGAATTACTTTCTCTAAATCTTGTATGCCATTTTTATTCATATAACGGCATACATATTTTATAACGTTTCCTTGAAAAAAAGAAAGATCGTTTTTAGAAATAAATTCATAGGGTTGAATATGAAAGTCTTTATAATGAGATCCTCCAATTTGTTTACTTTGTGGAAACGCTTTGTCCCAATCATTTTTATGTGTCATATTTTATCCTCATTAAGTTAATTAAAATATTTATATTCATTCTTTTTTGTTTTGCTTTTTAGTTTATATAAATTATTTCTTGCACGTGTTGAACCTACATACCAAACTCTATGCTCCTCATCATTTTTGTTATCACTTTTTTTTATCCATTTTTTTATTGTTCGACCTAGATCTAAACAAAGAATTACATTATCTTCTTCTCCACCTTTAGCTGCATGAATTGTAGACACATATATACGTGAATCTTTATCTAAATTTTCACCGTTTTCTATCATTTTTTTAATATATTCTCTTTCCGATATTTTAGATTCTTCAAATGCATCAAACCATTCTACATCCTTATTCCATTCTTCTATTGGAGAGCCTGTAAATTCTATTATTTGTTTTATTTCTTTTTCATCTAATTCTATTCCTCTACACCATGAATTATAATTTATAGATGCATTATATAATCTAACTGTAAAACTTTTACCTTTGTTAGTTTGATAATATAAATTTCTTTTTTTTAATTCTTCAGTTATTTGTACTAATCTATGTATTGTTCTAGTTAGAATTAAATATTTATCTTTAGTTAAGTCTATTTGATCTAAATTATTTATGTTTAATGATTCACCTTCATAATTTCTTGAATAATAAATTTTAATTTTTCTTAAACCTTTAATTCTTTCTAAAGGTAATTTTGATTGTTCTTGAACTGCTTTAGATATTCTTTTAGAATACATTAAAACTTTTTCCCTACCTGGTTCCTCTATAAATCTATCTACATCTGCTCCTGCCCAGGCGAATATAGCTTGATCATCATCTCCTGCTAAATACATATCATCTGCATTTTCTTTTAACTTATCAAATAACATCCACTGCAGTGGAGACAAATCTTGTGCCTCATCTATAAATATAGCTTTAAAGTTAGGTAGATCTTTTTTATTTATAAGTCCTTTAATCATGTCATTAAAATCTAATTTACCTGTAATTCTTTTATATTCTTTTAAATTTTCATCTAAGTTATTTAATATGTACCACTCAATTTCTTTTCTATTATGTTCATTTCTATTATATTCTTCTCTAACAGAAGTATCTCTATTCATAGCTTTTCCAATCATTTTAAAATATGGACTATCTATATTTAAATAAAAAATTTCTTCCTTATTATATTTGTCATAATGTTTAACTTTTATATTCACTTCTTTTCCTATTTTAATATAATCTTCTGGTTGCATAACCATTGAATCATTTAATTCTAATTGTTGAAAAGCAAATGAGTGAAGTGTTCGAAAATAATTTAATTTTTCATTATCAACTGGCATTCTTTCTTTAGCAACTTTAGCTGCTTTTTTAGTAAAAGCAAAGTAACCTATTCTATCTAAAGGAGTACCTACTCTAATATAAGCTTTGGCTCTATTAATTAATTTATGTGTTTTACCCGTTCCTGGAGGACCAAAATATTTATATATCATTATACAATTTCTTCTGTTTTTTTAAATTTAGCTAATTCTATTACATCTGCATCGTCTTCATCTTTTTTAAATAAATATAATGGAATGACCGCACAACCATTAACTCCTGGAAATGGTTTATCTGTTTTTTTATCTTTACCTGGAAATCTTTTTTTCTTACCAAATTGTGGTTTAGGTAACTTATCCTCTTCTGTCTCAAACATTTTTTCAATCATGTAAGAAGTTCTTGAAGAATCTTTTTTCCATTCATTATCTTTTAAATCATTAAAAAATTCATCATATACAAAATATGCATACGTATCATCTTTCAACACATTACCACTTTTAAAAGAGTTATGGCTTGTAGCTTCTGTGCTGTGTATGTAATGTTTTAAATGTTTATTTAATATTTCTATAGGTGTGGTCCCTGGAGCCGGTTGCACTGTACTAAGAGTACTAAACAATGCTTTTTGTATTTCATAAAAATCCATTGTTTTTATAGGAGGAGGTGGAAAATCTGCTTGAGCCATTATCAAACCTCTTAGCTCTTGTTGATCCTTAATTTTATTTACATCTTTCGCATGCACTGGAACATTCTCTCCATCTTCTCTTTCCACTGTAAAATAATATTCAGGATCAGGTTTAAAATCTACTTTAATTAAATTAGTCATTAAGGGCCAATTAATTTTTTTATCTGAAATAATTCCAAACTTTCTTTTTACACATTCTGATTTAATACATACTGGTGCTAGTAAATCATCATGACAAGAATGTCCTTTTTCTTGCTTCTCCCAATATTTTATTTTCTTTTCAATATTATTATCAGTCCATGTCTGATCAAATTCAAAATAATTTCTACCTGCTTTTAAAACCATCTTACCCCAATTGTCAGGATATTTTTTTTTAGCAAAAACCATATAGTTGTATAAAAATCTATCTCTACCATCAGTCATTTTCTTTTTAGATAAAATTTCTAGACATGGCGGACCATCTTTAAATTCATCTGCACCACCAGTTAATTCTTTTTTAATTAAATCATTGGATATAGTATCTAAATTTTCAATAGTTGATTTATTTATCTCTACAACTTTTAAAAATAAATCTAATGACATTTCTTTTCCTGAAGGATCTAATGCAACTCTTTCCGTTTTGTTAAAATAAGGAAGATTTATAAAATTACCATTTACTTTATTACCATTTGTATCACTTCCTAATTTAGTTTGTTTAGGAAATATCTCTGTTGTAATTGGTAACTTAAATAAAAATAATACTTGTTCTAAAAAGTCTCTTATAATTTTAGCTTTTATAAATTCTTTTGTAAATAAATATAAATGTAGTCCATTACTTTTTGATTTGATAGGTATCAAAGGTAATTTTTTTTCTTGAATAATATCTAAATAATATTTTATATCTAAGTCTTTATATATTTTTGGATCTATATCTATTGCACCAAAACATGCTAAATTATTGTCATCACAAGGTTGTATACCTATAGATTTATTTCCATTTAAATGTTGTGTGTAATCAAGTTCAGTAATTGGTTTACCTGACCAACCATAATCTCCAGCATTAAATTTTATCTTACCTGAATTAGGATCTTTGTATCCGTTACTAATATTACAAAAACCAAAATTACGTTTTAGTCCTGTAAAACATTTTATAAAACTTTCCATATCTATATCCCTTTAGTTTAAAGAGGCGGTTTTAGTCTCCCAACACCGCCTCTCCTTCGAAGTATTCACTAAGTGAATTATATAATATCTTCTGTTTTAGGTTTATTGCTTTTCTCATATTCAGGTTTTGCTGAACCTTTAGACACAGATTTTTGAAATTCTTGTGCCATTAAATATAAGTCTGCATCTTCTTTTTTAGATACATCCAAAGCTCTAACCATAGATGGTTTATAGACATGCCAGCTTTTATCTCCCCAGTTTTTTCCAATAGTTTTTAAATTATAAACTGCTGAAAATGCTGCTGGATTGTAAGCACCTTTGTCATCTTTAAATCTAAGATTTTTAATCAACTGATTTAATTCTCTCGCAGGTGTTAGGTTAGATGATCTCATAGTAATCACTGCCGGTCTAGGTTCATCCCCTAAAACAACTACATAAAAATATGCAGTTTTTTCTATGTAATTACCATTTGATAATCTCCACTTACCATTTTTTTCTTCCTGTGCATCTTGTGGTATTTTTATATGCGTTGTGACAGGAGGAGCCGCTGTGTCTCCCATTTCCTGCCATTCAGGAAATCTTGTTTGTACATGTGAAACAAGAATATTTATCCCCTTCTGACCATCAGTAAGTGTACCAAGACCTTTAGCATAAATCATACCAGGTTTTGAGCCTTCAACGTGTTTAGCGTTGTTGACATTACATTCAGGTGATAGTTGATGTAGGATTTTTAAAATCGGTGTTGACATATCATCCGATTTTATTTCTTCACTACCTTTTCCAGAGTCTCCTCTTAGATTGATAGTAGACAATGCACCTGCAGTGTCTTTCTTAGTTATAGCATTTGTATCAGCCATATATATCTCCTTATTTAGTTATTATTTATTATTTATTTTTTATTCTTAAAATACGTTTGATTTCCATCAAACGTATTAAATAGTTCTGCAGGAACTTCATGACCTTTGTCTTTCCATTCCTTCATAACTACTTTGAGTGTCGAAGGGTGAACTTTCTCTTCTTGAGTTGGTTCATACCCATTCGACCTCGCAAGGCTAGCATAATCGACAGCCTTGTTATCTTCGCCTTGACCAAATGATACAGTAATATTATTTTTTACTATATCACCTAAGCCATTGTCTCGAAGCCAGTGTATGCCTTCAGCTTTTTTATCAGCTTTTAAAGTGGCACTATAAATTTTTTTAACAGTTAATTCTGAACCGTCTTTTAATCTTAGACTTTCAAAATTCATATCTGCCATTAATTTTGGAATAATTAAACAACTAAAATATTTTTCATCTTCTTTTAGATCTTTAATTTGATCTTCAAATTTTTTTATTTGTTTTTGAATTGATTGTAACTTTTCAACTTCTGTTGAAAGTTTATCCGGATCAATACTAATAGATTGATCAGGTGCATCTTTACGTAGATCTATAACACTCATAATAATTTTCTCCTTAATTTAACTTTTTAACTTTCATGGCCGCATACTACTTTAAAAAAAATAAGTTGTCAACTTATTTTTGATAAATATTTATTTCTATAGGATAATAAGTTTTTTCTTGTCTATCCCATTTTAGTAACTTAAATTTACCGTTTGTCATTTCTGATGCAATTGCACAAGTTACACCAATAATAGCTGGATCTCCGTTTAATAAAAGATAATCATTTTCTGTAAAATTTTTTAATTTTTGTCTAATACTAAATATAAAAGGACCTGGTGAAAACATTATTTGTTCTAATGCTCTAAACATTATCTCAATTTCGCCATATTTTGTCGCACCTATAATATTATATTTAGGTTGACCTGTTCTTTGATCTATTGGTATGTCTTGTAATAAATATACTTTACTATTCATAATTGAATCTTTTTTAAAATTTCATTTGACTTTTATCTTTTTTTATACTACTATAATAAATAGAAAGAAAAGTAAATAGATTATGAATTATAAGTTTAAAACTAAACCATATGAACATCAATTAGATGCATTAAAAGCATCTTGGGATAAAGAAAATTTTGCGTACTTTATGGAAATGGGTACAGGTAAATCTAAAGTATTATTAGATAATGCCGCAATGCTTTACGATAAAGGCCAGATAAATGGCCTCCTTCTTATTGCACCTAAAGGTGTGTATAAGAACTGGTATGATCAGGAGATTCCAACACATCTACCTGATCATATCTATAAAAAAATGGTTTTATGGAAAACATCCGACAAATCTGTAAAACAAAAACAAATATTAAATACTTTATTTGAAACTGGAACTGACTTCCATATCTTAATTATGAATGTAGAAACTTTTTCTTCAGGTGAAGGTACTGCTTTTGCACAAAAATTTTTATCTTGTCATAAAGCAATGATTGCAATTGATGAGTCTACTACAATTAAAACTCCAACATCTAATAGAACTAAAAATATTTTATCATTAAGGGATAATGCTAAATATAGAAGAATATTAACAGGTTCTCCTGTAACTAAATCACCTTTAGATTTATTTTCTCAATGTCAATTTTTAGATCCTTGGTTATTGGGATATGATTCTTTTTGGATATTTAGAGCAAGATATGCAATTTGTAAAAAAATTGAAGTTCAAGGTAGACGTGTTGAAATTGTTGTAGGTTATAGAAATTTAGGGGAATTATCAGACAAAATAAAACCTTTTTCTAGAAGAATATTAAAACAAGATTGTTTAGATTTACCTGAAAAAACTTTTGTTAAACATTATGTTGAATTAACACCTGAACAAAAGAAAGTTTATAAACAAATGAAACAAGAAGCTATTGCATTTCTTGATGGTAAAATGCAATCTTCAGCTACTGTTATGACTCAATTAATGCGACTACATCAAATCACCTGCGGCCATTTTACTGCAGATGATGGTACAATAAAAAATCTACCATGTAGTAGACTAGGTGAGTTAATGAATATTCTAGAAAATGTAGAAGGTAAAACTATTATATGGTCTCATTATACTCATGACGTAAGAAGAATTATAGAAGAGATTAAAAAAATATATGGAGAAGACTCTGTTGTAGATTATTATGGTGCAACGGACACTGATACTAGATCAGTTAATATTAAAAAATTTCAAACAGATGATAAGTGTAGATTTTTTGTAGGTACTACTCATACAGGTGGTTATGGTATTACATTAACTGCAGGTAGTAATATGGTTTATTTTTCAAATGGTTATGATCTTGAGAAACGTCAACAATCAGAAGCACGTATTGATCGTATAGG